GCCATAATCAGTTTATTGATAAAAGATATTCAAAATCAAGAAAATATTGTTCATCTAAATGCGCTTCTACACAAAGAGAATTAAATAAAAAATTAAAAAATATTATTAATAATCAAGAATCTCTTGGTGAACCTTTTACTAAGATATTAAATGATAATTTATGGGATTTATACGAATCATAATGACTGAAAAAATAGTAGTATCCAAAAAAGATGAAGTATTTGCTAAGATTCATTGCGAGAAACATGTAGCAAGAGAATTATCCGAATACTTTACTTTTATGGTTCCAGGTTATCAATTTACCCCAGCATTTAAAAATAAAATCTGGGATGGCAAGATTCGTTTATTCAATCTTAATTCATCTCAAATATACTTGGGCCTTGTGGCTTACTTACAAATCTTCTGTGAAGAGCGTGGTTATGAACTTGATTTTATTGCACCGTATTCTAATCTACAAGATGAATTTCCTGTTTATCATGCCAAAAAGTTTGTAGAAGATTTACAACTTCAATCAGGTGGCCGCGACATTGAAATTAGAGATTATCAACTTTCTGCTTTTATCAAAGCAATGCGAGAACGTAGAAAACTATTACTCTCTCCAACCGCCTCAGGCAAGTCCTTAATCATTTATCTAATCATTCGACAACTCATTCAATATCAAAATCTTCGTGGTTTAATTATTGTTCCAACTACATCCTTGGTAGAGCAATTGTTTTCTGACTTTGCTGATTATTCAAATAAGAATGGATGGAGTGTTGAGGATAACGTACATAAAATATACCAAGGTAAAGATAAACATTCCAATAAGAATGTATTGGTTTCAACTTGGCAATCTTTATATACTCAACCAGCGGAATACTTTCATCAGTTTGATTTTGTAATTGGTGATGAAGCTCATTTATTTAAAGCGCAATCATTAACCACTATTATGACTTCTCTAATCAATACAAAATATCGTATTGGTTTAACAGGTACATTAGATGGCACTAAAACACATAAACTTGTTTTGGAAGGATTGTTTGGAACGGTAGAACAAGTTACCACAACAAAAGAATTGATGGATACTAACCAAGTAGCAGACTTTGAAATCAAATGTTTGGTACTAAATCATCCTGATGATATCTGTAAATTGATGAAAGGTAAGAAGTATCCTGAAGAATTAGAGTATTTAATATTCTGTGAGGCTCGTAATAAATTCATTCGAAATCTCTCGCTAAGCCTTGATGGCAATACACTCCTGCTATACCAGTTTGTTGCCAAACACGGTAAAATACTGTATGATATGATATCTGGTGCTGAGAAAATAGGTGATAGAAAAGTGTTCTTTATTCATGGTGGAACAGACACCGATGACAGAGAACATATTAGAAAGATTGTAGAGACGGAATCAAATGCAATAATAATTGCTTCTTATGGTACATTCTCTACAGGTATTAATATTAGGAATTTACATAATATCATTTTTGCTTCGCCCACTAAAAGTAGAATTAGAAACTTACAATCTATTGGCCGTGGTCTTAGAAAAGGTGATAACAAAAGCAAAGCTGTCCTTTATGATATATCGGATGATTTGCGTGTAGGTGAATATTCTAATTTTACTCTCAAGCATTTCATGGAACGGGTCAAGATATATAATGAGGAACAATTTCCTTATAAGATTTATAAGATAGGATTAAAACGATGATAATAGAAGAAGTTAAAATATTACGCTTAAAAACAGGTGAAGATATTGTTGGATTCGTTTCTGAGATTGATGATATGAAACTTAATGTTAAGTATCCAATGGTTATAGATAATATGGTAATGAGAGGTGTGCAATCCTTTTCAATTGGAAGCTGGTTACCTTACCAGATGTATAAACAAATAGATGTTAATCTTTGGACTAATGATATATTGTTTACAGCGGATATAACAGATGATTTCTTAGATTATTACTTTAAGATGGTAGATAAGTTGGAGAAGTATATTCTAGCAGGTGAAGTATTAGATAATCTTAAAGAAGAAGAAGAGATGATAGAAGCATTAGAAGAGAAGGAACTAAGTGTTGTCCACTAGGTATTGGTTTAATCATATCATTCAGGTACATAGTGGATTATATAGCATGTCAAGCGTCCTGTCAAGTAGTTTATGAAAATATTATGGTAAATATGAAATGGAGTAATAATGGCAATAGCTAAACCGAGAGCAAAACGAAACTATATCAACAATGGTGACTTCTTACAAGCCCTAATTGATTTCAATGAAAGAAAGAAAAACAATCCAAATGAACCAATTCCTAATTACATAGGTGAATGTTTCATGAAGATTGCCGAAGGGTTATCTCATAAACCAAATTTTATCAATTATACATACCGAGAAGAAATGATTGGTGATGGTATTGAAAATTGTTTAATGTATTTTGAGAACTTCAATCCTGACAAATCAAAGAATCCGTTTGCTTACTTTACACAAATTATTTACTTTGCTTTCTTGCGTAGGATTGCTAAGGAGAAAAAACAAACCTATATAAAATATAAAGCCACCGAGCAATTCGGTATCCTAGATGAGTTTGAAATGATGGAACTGGAAGACGGAACAACTAAGCAATTCACCATGTATGATAATCTATCTGAATTCATTGAAAACTTTGAAGCAACCCAACAAACCAAAAAGAAAAAAGTAGTAGAGAAGAAAAAAGGTCTTGAACATTTTATTGAGGAATAACCATGGCTAGAAGAACTCGTCCACAAATTGCAGTAGAAGAGCAATTTGCGATACCACCACAGAAACCAGGTAATCATTTGAAATTACGAATTGATGACCTAAAAACTTTTGTACCACTCACAGAAAATCAAAAGAAATTCTTTGATGCTTATGCACAAGGTGATTATTTTGTGGCATTACATGGAGTGGCAGGAACAGGTAAAACATTCTGTGCCTTATATAAAGCTATAGAAGAAGTGTTAGATAAAAGTAATCCTTTTAACAAGATTATCGTTGTTCGTTCCGCTGTACAATCCAGAGATATTGGCCATTTACCTGGCGATATTAATGAGAAGATGGACATCTATAAACAACCATACATTCAAATTTGTGAGACCCTATTCGGGCGCAAAGATGCCTGGAGTCGTTTAGAAGAGCAACATCATATAGAGTTCATCTCCACATCTTTTATTCGAGGGATGTCATTTGATGATGCAATCATTATTGTAGATGAAATGCAAAATCTGTCATTTGAAGAGATTGATACGGTAATGACTCGTGTTGGATATCGTTCTAAAATTCTTTGGTGTGGTGATTATCGCCAAACAGATTTGAATAAGAAAAAGAATGATATGTCTGGTATATTAAAGTTCTTTGATATTGCTTATCACATGAATGCTTTTACCCGTATTGAATTTACAGCAGATGACATTGTTCGGTCATCATTGGTTAAAGAATATATAATGGCCAAAATAAAATTTGAAGATGCAGAAAAATAGGGCTTGTACTGAACTATAAAATGTGTTATAATACTTGAATAATAATAGGAGTTTAAGATGTCAACAAAAGAATTAAAATTTGGTAATGAAGGCCGTCAACTGATGGCCGTAGGTGTAAACATTCTTGCAGATGCGGTTAAAGTAACATTAGGTCCAAAAGGTCGTAATGTTATTTTAGACCGTCCATTTGGTTCACCGCATATTACAAAAGATGGCGTAACAGTAGCCAAAGAAATTGAATTGAAAAATCGTTATGAGAATATGGGTGCTCAACTTGTAAAAGAAGTAGCATCTAAAACAGCAAGTGTTGCTGGTGACGGAACAACCACTGCCACAGTTCTCGCTCAGGCTATTATCCGTGAAGGCATGAAAGCTGTGGCAGCTGGTTGGAACCCAATGGACTTAAAACGTGGAATCGACAAAGCTGTTGATGCTGCTATTCTGTCACTTAAAGAACAATCTAAACCTTGTACTACATCAAAAGAAATTGCTCAAGTAGGTTCTATCTCTGCCAACTCTGATGCAGAAATTGGTTCAATCATTGCTGATGCAATGGACAAAGTAGGCAAAGAAGGTGTGATTACTGTTGAAGACGGTGCTGGACGTAATAATGAATTGGATATTGTTGAAGGTATGCAATTTGACCGCGGATACTTATCACCACACTTTATTACCAATCACACAAATCAAACAGTAACATTTGATAATCCATACATTCTGTTATATGACCGTAGGATTTCTGTTATTCGTGATATGATTCCTATTCTGGAACAAATCGCAAAAGTATCAGGTTCATTGGTTATTATTGCTGATGATGTAGATGGTGAAGCTCTTGGAACTCTAGTAGTCAATAAACTTCGTGGAATTCTAAATGTGGCCGCAGTTAAATCTCCTGGTTTTGGTGACCGCAAGAAAGCCTTGCTTGAAGATATCGGTACACTAACTGGCGGTAAAGTGGTTTCAGAAGAACTCAATCAGAAACTAGAAGAGGTTAAACTTGAAGATTTAGGTCGTGCTAAACGTATTGAAATTGGTAAAGAAAATACCATTATCATTGATGGTCTAGGCGCAAGTGATGATATTACTAATCGTATCTCTATGATTAAGGCACAAGCTGATGCGGCTACTTCTGATTATGACCGTGAGAAATTACAAGAACGATTAGCTAAATTAGCTGGTGGTGTTGCAGTAATTAAAGTTGGTGCTTCTACTGAAGTTGAAATGAAAGAGAAAAAAGACCGTGTAGAAGATGCCTTACATGCTACTCGTGCCGCAGTTGAAGAAGGTATTGTTCCAGGTGGCGGTGTTGCTTTGATCCGTACTCGTGATGCTATTAAAGCTTTACAAGGTGATAATCGTGACCAAGATGTCGGTATTGCAATCGTGTTGTCTGCTATTGAAGAACCTATTATTCAAATTGCTAAAAATGCTGGCGCTCAACATCAAGTGGTGATTAATACTATCTTGACAAATACTGGTAACTTCGGTTATAATGCTGCTACTGATACATATGGTGACATGTTAGAAATGGGTGTAATTGATCCAACTAAAGTAACACGAACAGCATTACAAAATGCCGCATCTGTTGCTGGATTGATGTTGACAACTGATTGTATGATTGTCGATGAACTTGATGAAACTCCTATGATGAATATGCCTCAGATGCCTGGCCAAATGTAAATGGAGTATATTGAATATACCCCCGAAAACTTAAATAAAATATCAAATCTTATTGTAAATAATTTATCACTTGAATTATTACCAAAGAAATGGTACCAACGCAATTTAACTAATCCTAAATTCGGACATTGCCATAATGCGTCTGGATGTTTATACAAAGTTTTCGGTCCTAAATCAGTATCACTTCAACGAGCTATTGATGATGAAGGAATATATCATTGGTGGATTAAAGATAAATCAGGTATGATTATTGATTTAACTGTTGAGCAATACACAAGTACCGGCCGATTACCTCCGCATGACAAAGGTGAAAAGGCCGGTTTACTTGGATTCGAATATAAAAACCGAGTAATGAAGTTGTATGATAAAGTAATGTTTGAATATAAAGGAAATCTTAATATTTTTGAATTGAGTGAGTGATATGAAAATTGGATTTACAGCATCAACCTTTGACTTACTACACGCAGGCCATATTGTGATGCTCAAAGAAGCAAAATCTCAATGTGATTATTTAATTGTTGGACTACAGACAGACCCAACTATAGACAGACCAGATACCAAAAACAAACCGATACAATCATTATTTGAGCGGTATGTACAATTAAAGGCCTGTTCGTATGTTGATGAGATTGTTCCATATTCTACCGAGAAAGAACTGGTAGATATATTACAAACTTATCATATTGATGTGAGAATTATTGGTGAAGAATATAAAGA